CTAATCTCCAGAGTGAGAGGCACTATGCCTCACGTGGAGGGCGTTACCGCATCCTCCTGCCCGTGGCTTACGCCACGGAGCCCCATCCCGCTTTGATGTTAACGGCGGGCCGTCCAGAACGTTCTAGGTGCTTCTCGTTTCCGGTTGCAATTGGCCGGAGGTCTGGCGCACGTAGGACCTCTTCAAGAGCGGAGGATTCCCTTCGTTCCAGCATCGATAGGCACTTCAGCAAGGCATCTGGGCCATCCAAGTTTGACTTAGGGATGACCGCTGAGACCCTCATACCCCTGACTAGGGGGCGGTGGAGGTTCCGACACATCCTCTTTGGGGGTTCAATCCCTAGGAAGCTGTGTCTGCCTAACATCGGAGATGTCTCATACACGTACGGGAGGGGTATCAATTCCTCCAATACCGTGTCGAGGTACGCCGCAGATTTCCACATTCCAGCCTTATAAAGCTGGTTACGTGTACTCACTGTGGACACGATCTCGTCAACGTCCTTTCGTGACGACGGTAGCGGTGAACGCAAGCGTGTGACACGAACGTCACTACCTGCGTACCAATCCCATCCGCAACTCTCTCTGAACTTCCCAGTCCAGAAAGACTTACCGAGGTTAACCACGAGACCAAAAGTCTCTAGTGCCTCGATCACGAACTGCACATGCTCTACTGGGACAATAATGTCGTCCCCGTAGCACCGCACCTTCCCGCTATATGACTGAATGTCTTTCACGGTCAGGCGGCGTCCTGTACTCTTTTCGATCCCAAGAAAGATGAGTGTGGTAAATACCATTGACTCCAGTGGAAACGTCAGAGCAGAACCCATAGACGCGAACTTGGCCAGGTGAATTACACCATGACCAGGCACATCAGCCTTCCGGGAGCGAGCTGCAGCGACACCCCTTTGTAACCAGGGATGGTTTGCCAGCAACTCTCGTACATGCTGATTCGCGACCCTGTCGGAGGCCTCTTTGAGGTCCAAGGTTGCATAGGCTCCATTCCTAGAGCCCTGCTCAGCAAGATGCTTATTAGGCACCTCGCTTGTCCATCCGACAAATCCCCAAGCGGTAGAGTCTGCTTGTAGGGAGCTTTGTAGAGCATCCAGAATCCCCTGTTGCACGAATTGCATGCAGACAGGCTCAACTGCGATGATACGTGGGGTCTTAAGCGTTTTAGGCACTGAGATGACCCTGACGGGTCGCTCGGCGCCGGGCGAAAGGATTCGCACGTCGTCAAGATTCCAGAAGTACCGCCAGCTTGAGGCGAGGTGCTCCCCATGGGGGAACACATCCTCAAGCCGATCAGTCCACTCCCGTTGGGCCCATTTCGCGTTTCCGCGGATGGACTCGGCAGTGGCTCCCGGACCGTGCTTTGAGACGGTCTCCCCGTTGTGGACCTGAAGGTCCACCCGACTGAGAACATTAGCCCAAAGCAGACGACCAAGGCGAGAAAACTGAGCCATTGTTTCCGGCTCAATCGTATCTTGGTTATCACGTACTTGCCTCTCTGTCTCGACGTACTGTGCCATTGCGGCACTCTCCCGAGCGGGTGTGCAAGGAAGAGCGATCTTGGCCCACATCAGTGTAAACTGACGAATAGCCCAGACAGCCGTTTCTGACGGTTGATCGAGCAGTCGGCCTGATTGCGAATCGAAAACAAGCCCAAAGAACCCCTCAAAGAAACGAGGAATTCCGCCCCGCCTACCAAAGAAGGTAAGCAGTTCCTGGACCACCTGTCCTTCGTCTAGGCTTCTCTCGAAGCACTTCGCGAAGTTGGGGAGGGTAATCGTAAGAAACGACAACCCCTCATTCTCGCATCGCGCCAGGACCGTTTTGAGGTCCTGGTCGGTGCTTGTGCAACACCACGTGCCCAAGTCATCGAGCACGCTGTGCAAGAACTCGTTTAGGCTTTTCATCTGCCCTCCACTAATATGGGGGTCGCAGAATCCCTAGCGAGCTACCACCGGTAGTTCTTTTACTGGTGTAGAGCCGAGCGCCTCAACCTCTTCAGGTCAAAGCGCCCAGCTCCTTACCTAGAACCCACAGAAGTGGGTCCTAGCTCTCACCACCCAGGATCTGGGTGATCTTCGCGCCGCTGGAAGCCGTCAGCCAGGTCATCAAAGCATCGACGACCTGCTTCTGCTCCACAACGGTGTAGCCCACCTTCGG